TTCCTTTGAAGTGTGCCGAGCGACCAACTGATAACGTTCAGCAGAGCAAAGGCAAGTCCCCGACACCAATCTTTAATAGTTGGTGGGTAAGGGGAAACTCTGCCTTACTCCCTCCTTCCTCCATTAGCAGTTTAATTATTTATATTATAGTTTGGGCGCAATTTTTTATGAACGAATTAAGAATTTTTGAAAACCCACAATTTGGGAAAGTAAGGACGGCAGGAACAACGGATAATCCATTATTTTGCCTTGCCGATGTGTGTAATGCTCTTGGGCTGCAACAAGGACACGTAAGGGAACGACTTGATAAGGGGGTCGTTTCAACCGAACCCCTTGTAACGGCAGGAGGTGTACAAAATGCGAACTTTGTAAATGAAGACGGCTTGTACGATGTAATCCTCGACAGCCGTAAACCCGAAGCGAAAGCCTTTCGTAAATGGGTTACTAAGGAGGTTTTGCCGTCAATCCGTAAACATGGTGCTTATATGACGGATAACATCATAGAACGCACGCTATCCGACCCCGACTATCTTATCCAACTCGCCACGGCTCTCAAAGATGAAAGACAGAAGCGTATTGAGGCGGAACAATCTGTAAAAGCTGCTCAACCTGCTATTAACTTCACAAAAGCGGTCAGCGGTTCTGTTTCTTCATGCTTGATTGGTGAACTCGCAAAGCTAATCAATCAGAACGGCACCCCTATGGGAGAAAAGCGACTTTTCCAATGGATGCGAGATAACGGCTATCTCGGCACGAAAGGAGAACGCTATAATATCCCCAATCAGAAGTATGTTGATATGGGTTTATTTGAACTTAAAAAGGGAGTAAGAAGTGGCAGCAACGGTGTACTACACACGACTATCACAACAAAAGTGACTGGTAAAGGTCAGATTTACTTCGTAAACAAGTTCAACATCCATTAGAAATCGGTTGTATCAATAAGTCAAAGAATGAGCATGATATACGTGCTCCTTTTTGTTACTATAAATCGTCTATTAGCGAATTACTATCTCTTGATTGTATTTGATGCTCTATTTCTTTTTTAATAGTTTCAAACTCATCCTTCTTCTCTGGGTACTCGTCTATTAGAAGGTCACATGCGTTTAATTGGTCTTCTAAAGAGTAAGGTCCATCTACAATCGTTGGGCTACAACTTAACACGTGAAATAAGCTATCAGTATATTCTTTCTGTTCTGATTCGTTTCTTCTGTTACAAGAAGATACGAGCAAGCCAGCAAAGATGATAAATAATATTCTTTTCATATTCTTTATATAAGGTGTGGTTGTGAATGAACCCTTCGTAATGTTAAATATTAGTTAAATGAACTATTTATTTAGTTCAAAATTTGTTCAGTAAGTTCAAAAGAACTACCTTTGCACTGTGAACGATTTAGTACAACGGCAAAGGTAAACCTTTTAGTTGACAAAAGCAAGTGTTTACAGCGTTTTTTGATTTTTTGACACATAGAAATATTGAAAATGAAAGGCTGCAAGCGAGACTGATAATCCATGACCTTGCAGATGGCAGAAGTAAATATGAACTTAAATAACGCTACGAAATACCTCTATACGTAAGAGAGTAGACAGGTTAGGGGTCTGTCTCGCCAAATGAATATATAACGCACACTGCGAATGAAATAAGGTCGCTACTATTCGATTAGGGTGTGCGTACAAGGTTTAGATGCTGAAAACTAAGACTACTTAAAGATTATGTTGAACTAAAAACTTACAATTATGCAAAAGAATGAATTAGAACTCTTGAAAGAAAAGATAATAGATTATTGTGTTGATGCTGCTCACGATGGGCAAGATAATATCGACACATGTATTGCTTTGGACGAAATGCAAGAGAATAGTCCTTCTGCAAGCGTAGAAGGGCATATCTACGTAGATGGATACGTAGAAGATGATTACACGTGTGGATACATGAACGGCACAGGCGCATTCGTGGTAACGTCTGTATCAGTATCATTAAGTATTAGCGTCATCGACGAAAATGATGAAGAAGTAGATGTAGATGAGTACGAGATAGAAAGTGCGATAGAGTCATGCTTGTATTAATATTTTTTGCAGTTGGTGCAATATTTTGCACCGCTGCTGTTGCCAATTATATTTGGCAGGCGAGATATAGTTTTAGAGAAGTGTATAACCAACTAAAAGAAGAATGGCAAAAAGTATAATAGATAATATATGCGACATGAGAAGGGCTGATGAGAATATTCTTGCAGAAGTTAGAAAGATTAATCAAGAATGTCGCATAGAAAATGTGTTTGCAAATCTATTCAACTGGCCAAATAAATAAAAGTATGACAAAAAGGATATTAAGAGAGCTGGCTAATCGTAGACGGTTGGCGGCTATAAATCATTTTTTTGAGAGCATTCAAAAAGATGACACAAAAGAAATAAAGAAAGAGCGTAAATATTTTATCTGTTACAACTCTATGGGTGGGTATGACCCGCAAATTAATCTAAATCGCCATACTTGCGATACATTCTTTGTGGTAGAAGATGGCAAGATAGTAGATGGGGCCGTAAAATGCAAGTACGGATATCTCCCATTCAAGTCGTGGCGGTTTGAGGCCCTCTTACAAGAGGGTAAAGAAATAAACGAAGCCACTTGGCGCAAGTGGCTTAACGAGTAATCAAGTTAATAGTTATAATTTATGTTTTTAGTCACCCCCTCATGGTTCGTGAGAATAGTGAGGATTTTAAGGGCATCTATGGCAGTAATCGAGGTTCGAGTCCTCAATGCCCACTAACAAAAAAAAGAAGAATATGGAAAGAACATTAAAAGAAAGAAAATACTCTATCACAGGGTTATTCAAGCATATCGGGGCTGGCAATAAGCTACACGTATCATTAGATTGCTATACTGCTAATTCGGTGACTACAGAATGCACAAGGCAAAACCGATATGAGGGATGCGACCCTATGAACAACAAGTTTGCAACCACTAAGAAAGAAAAAAAAGGATATATAACGATTATTCAAAGATATTAATTATGACTGATATGGATTTAATAGATGAGTTTGCAACACCGACCTACAAGGTAGGCGATGTTGTTTGGGGTTGCTCTTTTATGGGAGAGAGTTGCCGCAGATTTACTATTGCTGAAATAAAAGATGGTTTTGCCATTGACAGTATAGGGGTTAAATATAGATTGAATTTTTTGTCCCGAACAAAGAACGGTCTAATCAAGATGTTATTCAATGCTTGACATAGTAGAGATTGGCAGTATCATATCTGATTTTGTCCGTGTGGGTTATAACGCAGCCGTTAAAGATTATGACCCACCGCAGGACAAGTTAAGACAGTCAGAGGTTAAGAAATGGCTTAAATTCAGAAAGATAGAATTTAAGACATTTCAAGAATTAGAGAAACAAGGTTTAATCCATGCTCGCAAGGGTGCTGCTGCAAACTCTCCTTTGTTCTACTCAAAAGCAGAAATACAGAAAGCCTTTGCTACCATGCGGTTAAATAGACTAATGACAACTAATGAACTAAATGATTATGAAAGAAGAAAAGACGATAAATGATGCTTTGCTTGATATTCAATCAAGGCTGAAAGCTCCAAAGGGACAGACGAATAACTTTGGGCATTACAAGTATAGAAGCGCAGAGGACATTCTTGAGGCAGTCAAGCCACTGCTGAAAGAAAATAACTGTTACCTTACCATATCAGACGATATTGTGATGGTAGGCAATCGGATATACGTCAAGGCGACGGTTGTGTTATCTTTTGGGAAGGACACGATTCAAACGACCGCCTTTGCTCGTGAAAGCGAGAGCAAATCGGGTATGGACGCCTCGCAGATTACAGGCGCAGCAAGCTCGTACGCTCGTAAATATGCGCTGAATGGTTTATTTTGTATTGATGATACAAAAGACGCTGACGCACTGAATACAAATAAAGAGTACACGCAAGCACCTACCGACCCTAACCTCGAAGCAATACTTGCAAATATCAAGGCAGCAAGAAGTGCTGATGAGTTAAAACATATATGGGACGATTGCTATGCGTATCAGTCTAACGCAATATTCAAAGGCGCAATGAGCGCACGCAAAAAAGAACTGAAATGATAAAGTTAATAGATAGCCAAGTGGCATTCAATCAAGAAGAGCACACGTATTTAATAAATGGGATAGCATTAAAGGGGATAACTGGGATGATTAAGTCTCAGCTATTCCCCGACATGTACAAGGATATTCCGCAATATATTCTTGATAAAGCTGCCGAACGTGGTACGATGGTGCATGAGAGCATCGAGTTGTTCGATGCAGGTTTTGAACCAAAGGACACCACTCCCGAGCTTGAGAGTTATAAGCGTATCAAGCGAGAGAATGAACTAACAACGCTTGCAAATGAGTATATCGTAACGGATAAGGAGCATTTTGCAAGCGCAATAGACCTCGTGTTATGTAAGGGTGAAGATGTTATCCTTGCTGACCTCAAGACGACTTATACGCTGGACAAAGAGTACGTGAGATGGCAGTTAAGCATATACGCCTATCTCTTTGAGCTGCAAAACCCCGAGTTAAAGGTAAGCAAGCTATATGCACTATGGTTACGTGATGACAAGTCGGAGTTCGCAGAAGTAAAACGTGTCGAATCCGACACCATTAAGGACTTGCTGCAATGCGAGGTTAAGGGGTGCAAATTCAACACCCCAACAGGCAAGGCGGACAGTATGCCGTCTGAAATCAAGCAGGCAGAAAAAGCAGTTTATACGCTCGTACAGCAGATAAAAGAGCTTGAGGCACAGAAGAAAGCTCTTTCGCAAGGGCTATTAAAACTCATGCAAGATAACGATGTGAAAACCTACAAGGGCAAATACATCACGCTATCACGCAAGGCAGCAAGCACCCGTGAGGATATAGACAAGAAGAAACTCAAGGAGGAATATCCCGAAGCGTATGCAGCTTGCATGAAGATAACAAACATTAGTGAATCATTACAAATAAGATAAGACAATGGCAAATACTAAGTCAGGTGTAGTCCTCGCAGTAGGGCAGCCACAGCAATTAAAGTCAAAAGGTGGAAAGGTTTTCACAAAGCGTTCGCTTTATTTAGATTGTACTCCACATGATGGCATTACAGGTGAGCGTTCTCAATATGAGAATAAAATCCTTTTTGATTTTATGGAGAGTAAAATGTCTTTACTTGATAATATCCAAGTAGGGCAGGTTGTTACAGTATCTTTTGACTTGCAGGGTAGCGAGATTACAGAACCGAATGGACAAGTAAAATACTTTGTGCATGTTCGACCTTATAAGATAGATGTTCGGCAGGCGCAGCAGCCAAATAATCAACCGCAACCACCACAGCCACAATATCAGCAGCCCACCTATCAATCCCCACAAGTAGAAGATGATACCCCATTCTAATGATTTACGACACATCAAACCCACTCGATAAGGCTAATTTCATGCTACGTGCTAAGAAGTTAGCCGAGAAGGGGGTAATAGTAGACTTGACCGAGAAAAAGCCAAGAAGAAGTTTACCACAGAATAAGTATCTGCACGTTATCCTTGCTTATTTTGGTGCGCAAACAGGTAATACACTTGAATGGGTTAAGCAGCAGTATTACAAGAAACTTGTAAACCCCGATTTGTTTATCCGTGAAAAGAAAGATAAGTACTTAGGCATGATAAAGGTGCTTAGAAGCAGTGCCGACCTCGATACGGCAGAAATGAGTTTGTCAATAGAAAGGTTTAGGAATTGGGCTGCGCAAGAAGCTGGCATATACATACCATCGGCAGATGAAGCAATACTCATTCAGCAGATGGAGATAGAAATAGAACGAAACAAAGAATTTTTATAAAAAACAAAATTATGGAGAAAGTATTAGGACAGGACATCAATGATTTGGACGCTCGCAAGCAGTTCCTCCTTGATAATGCAGACGAAGTGGTCGAAATGTCTTACAGCAAGGCGTTTGATGCCGACGAATTGGCAAAGAAGAAAACCGAACTTGCCGAAAAGTCTATCAAAATCAATGACCTCAACGAAGCTATCAAGGACTACAAAGAAGAGGTGGGTCTCGAACTGAAGCCGCTTAAGGAAGATGTAAAGAATCTTCTTGGAGACATCAAGGCAAAGAGCCGTATAGTTACAGAGAAGTGTTATAAGATTGTGGACGAGGACGAGCGTATGGCTTGCTTCTACAACGCTGAGGGTGTGCTTGTGTCAAGCCGCCCTGCGACGAAAGAAGAATTATCCCCAACAATCTTTAAGGAGATACGCAAGGCGGAGTAACAACTATTTAACAAAATCAATTATGCAGAACGAAAAAATGCAAATCAATCTTGACAAAGACTGCCAAAAGGCAGAGGTTGTCATTCGTGAAGTGGACAAAGTGAACGAGCTTCCTGTGCTTGAACCCGAGAAGGTCAATATCAGCGGAACTATCACCTCGATATTCTCTTTCCTCGAAAAGCGGTGGGAATGTGAGGGTCAGATTAACCACGAACACACACACATCATCGTAGACAGGGACAATCTATCCATGACGCTTGTCGCCAATGAGACGGACGCACGAAATAAAATGGTGATTGTCGGAAAGCTCCAGCTCTCCCGTCAGTTTATGGAGTTCCATATCAACGATGGTTACGCTTGGGAGCCTCTTGTTTTGAGCCAGTTCATCAAGATGAACCGCGCTTATTTTTCCAACCGTAACGAAAACATGAAGCTGGTGTCGGTCTTTAAGAACTTCAAAGCAAAGGTCAATACGGACTACGAGCGAGACCGCAAAGAAAACGGCTCTTTTACGGACAACTACTCGCAGATTGTGGATTCTAACATGCCCGACCGTTTCTCTGTTGTGCTACCAGTTTTCAAGGGCACAGAAGCGCAGTCTGTCGAAGTGGAGACCTATGCCACCATCGACGGGCATGACGTGACCGTGCAGCTCGTGTCGCCCGGTGCGCAGGAAGTGGTGGACAGGACTTTGGATGCTATCATTGATGAGCAGATTGCTGCCATCAGGGAGATTGCGCCCGAGATACCGTTCATAGAGAAATAAGCCCGTGAGGGTCTTTTCGTTACTTAATAATTTCTAGTGGGGAAGCGTCCCCACACCCTGCTTTGGTGGCGGAATTGGTAGACGCACATACTTTTAATCGAAGTAGCATAGTGTAGTGGTAGCACGCGTCAGTTAATCGAGACGTAGAAGAAGCGAAGTACAAGCTGGTGGGTTCGAATCCCTCTGCGAAAAGATTAGGATATGATTTAGACGTAAATGCAGGTTCGAGTCCTGCCCAAAGCACACTCTAACAAGAGAGTGTATCAGCGCATTATAAATGATGCGGGACGAGCTGAACAGTAGAGTTTCGTAGTTCTGACAATCGGGAAAGACCGATAAACGAGGTATGGTGTAATGGTAGCACAATAGATTTTGGTTCTGTTAGTGGCGGTTCGAGTCCGTCTACCTTGACTAACTTATTTTTTTATTATGGAAATAATAACATCAGCAACGATTTTCAAAGCATTTGACGGAAAGATTTTTGAATCTGAAACCAAATGTAAAGAATATGAAAGACAGAGAAAAGAGTTTTTGGATAGGATAAAATTCTTTTTGGTAAGGCATTCTCCAGACTTGACAGAAACAGGGCTTTTTACAAGTGGATTACTTGTAGCTGTTTATTCAACAGAGGGATTGCAACAAGAGATAGTAACAAACTATTGTATAAAGAAATTCGGATATTTAGGAGCGTCTGTACAAGGATATAGATTTCAAACCTATTTTAGTGTTTCACTA